CCCCACCGGAGACCCCTGCTCCTCCGCCACCTACTGGTGGCCAGGGAGAAATTGAAGGTGCTGGCATTCGCCTTCTTAACGTCGAGGCTCAACATTACCATAATCCCCTTGCTCGACTCTTCCGCCCCTGCGGTAATGCCTACTTTGAACTGAAGAAACGCGGTAAACTTCCTCCGTGTTCTTGTTCCGACGATTACCAGCTCGCTTTCCCTAGCTCTTACACCTGGGTCGTCCACTTCGGTTCTTGTCCGTACAACACTCAGGCTGCCCTATTCTATCGACAATTTGCCACCAGTTTGTACCCTGAGATCTCCACTGTTAGTGACTTTGCTTCCTTCTGTTCTCGGTGGATAGATCGCAATAGTGCTCTCCTCGAGGTCGCTATTGATCATGTGGACTACACCTTCCAAGATTTCATTCGTGAGTCTGATCCTGGCAAACGCCGGATTTATATGGAGGGTTACAGTCGGTTCTTAGAGACCGGTGTCATTCCCACCATCCTTGAGAACTTCTCTAAAACCGACGAAGTCCACCACACTGATAAGCCCAAAGAACCTCGACCTCGCTGCCTTTTCAATCCGAGTTCCGAGATGAAAGCTGTCGGTGCTTATTTCGCCCGCATCCTCATCAGAGCTGTCAAGAAAGTCACCCCCTCTTTCGTTTCTGGTCTTAATCTCCAGGAACTTGGTGAACACCTCACTGACACTCTCGATGAGCGTGGTATTCCCTTGGCCTCTCCCAATTTCTTTTCGTATGACGGGAGCGGCCACGATTCTCACCAGCACCCCGAATTTCTTCATTGTGTTGACCACGCTATCATTAAGCGATTCGGGTACCTCGTTCTCAGTCGTACTGATATTCCTAGCATCTACTGGGATGAGGTTATCAAAGCTCTCACTAAGATGAAAGTGAAGGCTTATACCAGAACTGGTGATGTCTTTATGATGCGCGGCACTGTCTTTTCCGGCCACCCAACCCGAACAACCCTTTTTAACACCCTGCGTTCTATTCTCTACAATGAGTATATTTTTGAGCGCGCTGCTGTTCGCGGTTTCGTTTTTTGTGCCGGAGATGATGTTTTCGGTTGGACTAACGACCCTAAAACTCACTCCTCTATTTTCAGGGAAGTTATGTCTACCGATTGCTCGGGCCGCAGAGGTCTGGGCCAGCTCGCCAAAGACTTTAAAGTCGGCGAACTAGAGGATCACACTTTCCTCTCTAAACATCTAGTGTCTGACGGGCTTACGATCGAAGCTTACCGTATCCCGTCCAAAGTGGCCAATTCCGGAATCGCAACCCGATCCCTTAAAACTGGAGCTCTCTCCCTCGATGAATACGCCACTCTCCAGTACCTGCAACTTGCCGATGTTCCTAGTTCACTCCAGTGGGCTGCTCTGCGGTTCAAACCGTCTAGGCTCACGCTCACCCAGAAAGTTGCAGATGAACTCCGATTCAATTGGGCGTACAAAGCATATATCGCTTCTCAACAACGTCGCCTTGAGTCAGAGTTTAATCTTATCTTCCAGTACGATCTCCTTCGCGAAGAACTTAATTCCTCCGAAATCGAAGGCGCTGGTAGATCTTCTTCTCTTCCTCTCATTCCCGCCCCCACACCCGCCCATGGAAAATTATTCTCAATGCCAAATGAGAAATCCATGCCCAAACAACCTAGACGTAGACGGCGTCGAACCAGAGGAAGAGCTAGGAGAAGGGTGCGAGCTAACCGCAATCGAAATCGCGGTGGCGGCCTTGCTAATCTTGGCCAAACTTCTCGTATCCTTGCTTCAAGCGGACCCAGACTGAACCATGCTGAAGCCAGCTGGGCCCGTGCTCT